GGATATCCTAGTGTTGCTGAAAAATTTATTACTAATTTGACAGCATGGGAACCTGATTTAGTAGGGTCTAGTGGTGTGATATTTGTGTATCATTTGCAAGATGAATTATTAGAGCAAACAAAGTGTGAACTAATTAACAAGTTTCCAAAGTTAGAAGGAAGTAAATTTTCAATAGCATATACGCTAGGATCAAGGTTAAGTTATGTGCAATGGCACTGCGACCAAGATCATAAATATGCATTAACAGTATATTTGAATGAACATTGGGATAGGAATTGGAGCGGTTCATTAATATACCAAGACAGTGATAATCAACTTATAGCTGTTTATCCTGAATATAATAAGACTATTTCTTTTGCACCACCTGTTTGGCATACTACAAACATGCCAAATATACTAGCTCCATTACGCGAAAGCCTACAAATATTTTGTGATTAATATGGAAATAAAAACAGTATTAACATGCCCTTTAGGGGCTAAGTGCGAAGAAATAAAAGATGGCGCAATCCATCGTTGTGCTTGGTACACCAAGTTAGTTGGCACTAATCCAAACACAGGTGAAGTTATGGACGAACACGGTTGCTCGATTGCATGGTTGCCAATGCTGACAATAGAAAATTCTATGCAACAAAGAAGCACCAGTGCAGCGGTTGAAAGCTTTAGAAACGAGATGACTTCAGCGAATCAAACAAGCCAACAATTATTATTAGCTACTCAAGGTAAATTGCTATGACATTATTAAAAATTAATAATTTGGGTATGCAAAATGTTAATTTTGATTTAGAACCTTGTGACTTACCACCAGAAGTATTTACTTATGGAACAAACTTTAGACTAATAAATAATAAAATAGTCGGCTTTAACATGTCTAAGACATTAGCAACGCCACCATCTAACTTCAAGGCAGGTGTAATTCAGCCAATATTGGGTGCTAGCGGTAGCTTCTATGTGTTAATAGGGCAATCATCAGCATGGGCATATAACGGAGCGTCATGGACTAATATTACATCTGCTACAGGTTATCCAGGCATTAGTACAAATGGTGAATTATTCTGGCATAGTTGTTTACTAGGAAGCATACCAATATTTAATAATAAACAACATTATCCAGAATATTGGTCGCCACAGCAAACCGCACAGATACTTCAACCGCTTAATTTTAAAGTTGGCAGCACTTGGCAAGCAATGGGATACAGTGCTGATATTATACGTTCTCATAAAGACTTCTTGTTTGCCTTAAATCTTTCAGAAGCTGGAACTATTTTGCCATCAACGTACCGTTGGAGTCATCCTGCTGATGTTAATGGTCTGCCTTATACATGGGACGAAACAGACTTAGCATCTATAGCTGGAAAGGCATCTATTGGTGGTGACATGGGCGCATTGATTGATGGCAAGACATTGCGTGATGCTTTTGTACTTTATTCAGAGCGAGGCATCAATATATTAAATTATGTTGGTGGTGAGTTTGTATGGCAACGTCAGGTATTGTCTGCAAATCATGGTTTATTAGCTAAGAACTGTTTAGCAGAAGCAAATGGCGTTCATTATTTCTTATCTGATGGTGACATACTATCTAATGACGGTAACTCTATACAGTCTATTTTAAATAAACAGTTAAAAACACGATTAACAACAAACATTGATTCTACTTATTATGCTAATTCATTTGCTTTAACAAATCCGATTACTAAAGAGATTTGGTTCTGTGTGCCAGAAGTAGGTAATACATTACCTAACATTGCGTTTATATTTAACTATGTTGACGGCACTACATCTATTCGTAATATACCAAACACTACAACAGGGTTAGCATTTGGTGTGAATCTTGCTGTGCCTTTATTGTGGAGCAATACATCTGATACTTGGGATACCTCGTCAAGGGTCTGGACTTATGATCCAACATCGGTATTCTCTAAGACTGTTGTAAGTACAAATAACGTCAATAGTGCAATAGTTTCATTAGAGCTAGACGATAACACCACTGTTCAAAATACGTTGCTAGAACGGCTTAGTTTTGCCTTAGAAGGGCAAGAAGTAGTAACAACAACACAGAGTGTATATCCACACTTAACATCTAATGAATCAGTTAGTATACAATTAGGATCACAGGACTTTGTAGGTGGTGCAGTACGTTGGAAACCTGAAGTATTATTTAATCCTAAAACCATGCGAAAGGTTGACATTAGAACTACCGGAAAGCTCTTGTCATGGCGTATTAAGTCAACAGGTTTACTGCCATTTACTTTAAGTGGTTTAGATATAGAATATGTAATTAATGGGGTGAGATAATGGACAGTACATTAATAGCTCAATTACTTGGACAGATGGATAAACCTACAGCAGAGAGTCCTGACTATGGTTTAGATAGCTACCTTAAAAAGTATGGTGTACCTCCTCCTTATAAATCAATACAAGATTATTTAGATAATGGAGGTCATCTAAAAGACGAATTTAAACTTCCCAACCACATAACCTTTAGTAGTTTTAGTCCTTATTCTGCACCTGATATGCAGGGCGGTGTTTGGCAAAAAGGTGGCATAGATAGGTGGAGTTTTGAGCCATCACAATTTAATTTACAAAACACGCCAATAAAAGATTTGATTAAATATTTTAATACTCGTGAAAAGAAGGGTACGTTCTTACATGCACCAAATGGAAAATACTATGAGGGCATTAAATAATGGAACAGCCTCCTTTTACAACATCACCAGAACTTAAAGAGTATTTAGTAAGGCAACTAACATCAGTCAACTACAAGGCTGATGATCTTGGCAACTTAAGCATATTGACAGCACTTCCAAATAAGCCACATGTCGGCAAGATTTACTATTTTGCTAATGCTATTTTGCCAAGCATTACTTATGAAGGCGCATGGGTATATACATCATATGGTTGGACATCGCTATCATCAATGTCATCAACTCCTTATGGTGCGTTTGAAGATACAGTTTCACATACGGTAACAGCTAACACAGCTAATGCTATGACATTTAATACTACTGATTATAGTAGCAATGTCAGTATGGTTAGTGGATCAAGGATAACAGTTGCATATAGTGGCTTATATAATTTGCAATTTAGTACACAGTTTCAAAATACAGATAATTCATTACAGGACGTTAGTATTTGGTTGCGTATAAATGGTGCAGATGTTGTGGGTTCTACAGGTTATATTTCTGTACCCAATAGTCATGGTGGTATAGCAGGACATAGCATTAATGGCTGGAACTTCTTTGTTAGATTAACTGCAAGTCAATATGTTGAAATCTGGTGGTCTACAACACACGCTGGTGTTACTATACAAGCATATGCAGCAGGAACTTCACCAACTAGACCATCAACTGCATCTAATGTGGTAACAATGACTTATGTAGCACAATGAATAATTATAATATAGTAGCATTACCACCAACATTAGTAGAAGTCCTGTGGGATAAGATTGCTCCACATCTTAAAAAGGCTATTGAAATATCAAATGGGGAGCTTACTGAGGAAGGAATAAAAAGAGTTTTATTGTCAGGAAGCAACATGGCTCTTCTTATTTGTCGCAATGAGCATATTGTTGCAGTTCATACTTTAGAAGTAAGAGAACTTTCAGAAGGATTGCGTGTCCTCCATATTAACGCTATTGGTGGAGAAGAAATGGGCGCATGGTTTGAACAATATGTACTTGTAATGAGAGCCATAGCAAAAGATTTAAACTGTACAGAAGTCAGAGGCTGTGCAGTTAGAAATGGTTGGCTAAGGTATCTTAAAGGCTTAGGATTTGAAAAAATATCATCAACAGTTAGATTAAAACTAGGGGAATAACATGGCTGGCAAAATATATAAAAACTCATTTAAACTAAATGAAGCATGGGGAGATGGTCGTAGAGCTGCTCAAACAGGTTTACTTATTGGCACTAACCCATTTTCCGCTGGCGTTCCTGCTTACCAAGCATGGATAGACGGTTTCAACAACACTTTCGCATAAGGGGAAGGTCATGTCAGGCGGTGGAAGCTATAATCAAAGTAAGGCAAATAACCAAAGTCAGTTCCAACAACAAATACCAAAGTGGCAATCTGATGCACTTACTCAAATGTACAATGCAGCAGCAGGTACTTATGGTAATGTTGGAAACACCATCAATCAGCAGATGGGTGGAGCGCAAGATTACATTAACCAAACTAGCCAAGCTGCAATGCCTGAGTGGCAAAATCAGTTAGCTGGCGGTGTATATCAAGGCATGGATAATGCTAATAGGCTTTCTCAGTCATTGCAACAATCGTTAAATGCTCCAACCAACACACAAAGCATTTATGCTCAGATGATGGGCGGACAAGGTAATACCTATGCTGATGCAATGAAAGCTGGTTATGCTGCTGATGCTAATAGAGCAACTGCTAACATGCTATCTAATCTTGATGCAAGGGCAACAGCTTCAGGCATGTCTGGTGGATCAAGGCATGGTACAGCTACTTCTCAAGGCATGTATGATATTAACAGCAATTTGCAAAAGAATTTAGCAGATGTTGGCTACAATACTTTTGATAAAGACTTGCAAAATAAACTTAACATTGCACAACAAGCAGATCAAGGAACTCTTGCTAGACAGCAGTTAATGTCAAACATGCTAGGACAACAACAAGGTGTTTCTACTGGTGCTTTAGGTATGGGTCAAAATATGCAAAATCTTGGTATGGGTGCGTTTGCACCAGGTATGATGCCTTGGCAAAATATTAGTAACTATGCAAATGCTTTAGGATCACCAACAGTGCTTAATTCTGGCAGTAGTTCTGGAAACAGTAATGCTATGGGAATGAGTGGCGGTGGAGGTGCTAAGTAATGAGTAGCTTATTGGAGTTATTAAGTGGCGGTGGCAGTCTTACTGATCTGCTGAGAAAGAAGTCTATGGGTGGCGCTGGCAATGCTATGTCTGGACAAGTTGCAGGTGCTGTATTACCACAAAGTTCATTAAACCAAGCATTAACAGGATCGCCAACAACTACTAATCCTATGATGTCATCAACAATAGGATCAGCAGCAACTATTCCTGCACAAAAACAAAGCAATCGTAGTTGGGAGAAATGGGCGCAACCACAAGATGTTTCTGCTGGACTATCTGCTGCACAACCTAATGACCCAATGTATAATCAGATGATGCAACAGGTTATGCAACAACAACCTCAACAACAAAGACAGCCAATGACTTCTGTTGGAGTGGCTCAACTTCCACAAACAGGTATTCCACAGGCTACTATGCCTCAAATGCCTGGTGCTATTCATCCAAACGAAGATATGATGTCATTATTTAGAAGATTAATGGGAGGTGCGTAGTGGCATTTAATATTGTTGATATGCTAAGAGGTGATATTGTCCAGCGACAACAACCTCAACAAAATTCAAGCTCAGGTCTTGGTGAGATGCTTTCATACTTAATGCAAGGCACTAACCAACCTGTTGCAAAAGTTCCTGAACAAGCACAATACTGGACTCCTCCTAGTTTAAGTGAAATTGCTCAAGTTTCTGCTAATAGACGACAAGAAAAGCAACAGGAAGATTCTTTTGCAAAGTTGCAGGAGTTGATTGGTACTAAAGGAACACCAGGTAATAACATTCCAACACCATTTAGAGGTGCTGTACTACCAACTAAAGGAACTGGTCTTAGAGGCGGTGGAAGTTTAGAAGATTTTGCTATTGGTCTTGCTGGTGTTCCTGATAAGGCTTTAGCAGCTCAAGGTTTTGATATGATAACTAACTTGTCAAAACCAACTCCTCAACCTGCTCTACATTCTATGGGTGTTCCTAATAAGCCTGGTTATAAAGTTAATTTTTATCTTGATGCTAATAACCAACCTGTACCAGTTGGCGAACCGTACAAATCAGATGGTGGTATTAATATTAATACTGGTGCTGGCTCTATGGGTAACTTATTAAGTGAAGAACAAAAAATAAAAGCCAATATTCCTGTAAAAGACGTTGCACAATTCAATCAGTCTGGTGGAATAAGCATTGTAAAACCTGCTCCTGCACCAGTTGAATTAAAAGATTGGCAAAGAAAAGATTTAGACTTTGTTACAAGAATGATGCAAGCAGATAAGGTTTTATCTGAAGTTGGCACTAATTATGATCCAGCGTATGTTAAAGCAGCTAGATATGTAGAAAATACACCAATTTTAGGTGACATAGCTAATGCTGCTATAAGTGAAAATGACCAGCGTGTTTTACAGGCTCAACGTCAATTTCTTAATTCTGTATTAAGACCTGAATCTGGTGCTGTTATTGGTGATGTTGAATTTGCAAGTGGAGTAAAACAATATTTTCCACAGCCAAATGAATCAAAAAAGATACAGGAACAAAAAGCTAATGCAAGAAGAACTGCAATAGAAGGCTTAAAACTTGGAATACCTCCAGAGTTTTTACCTAAAACAGATTATGGATCATATTCTCCATCAACAGGAGGTGGTTTAAAATCTGCTGAACAATACTTAATGGAGAATCAATAATGAGTTCCTTTAGTGATTTACAAAAAGCATTTTATCTAGCGCAACAAAAAGGTGACACTGAACATGCCACAAAGTTTGCAAAAGAATTAGCTGCACAAGGAACTGATTATAGTGGAAAGCAAGTTGAAGAAACTAATTTGCAAGCTGGTGACACATTAGGAGGTAATGTTTGGAATGGTAATGGTTGGGTATCGCCTGATAAGTATGATCTGCCATTAAAAACAATACCATCAACACCTGCCGTACAAGAAAACAAACCACAGTCATGGTTAAAGGTAGCAACAAGAGGTGTTTCTAATCTTCCAGGTTCTATTGCTGGTGTAGCTGGTGACGTTGTGTCTAGCGTTTTACATCCTATTGATACAGCACAAGGCGTTTTAGATTTAGGCAATGCTGCGCTTCAGAAAGTGCTTCCTGATGCTATTGTTCAAATGATGCCAGAAAGTACACGCAATAACCCTGCAAAATTAAATGCTGTTGTAGACTTTTATAAATCACGATATACCAATCCTGAAAACTTTAAAGAAGCACTAGCAGCCGATCCAGCCAGCGTATTAGCTGATTTCTCAACAGTGCTAACAGGTGGAGGTTCTTTAGCTTCAAAGATTCCAGCGTTGACTAAGGTTGGAAATGTTGTAGCAGGTGTAGGACGTATTGTTGATCCGTTATCAATAGCGGTTAATGTAGCACCTTCATTTGGTAAAGGTCTTGCTAATGTAATCGGGGGAACTGGTACGCATACAGGTGGAGAAAGTTTAAAGACCGCAGCTAGGGCAGGTGCTGAAGGCGGAAAGATGGCTGAAACATTTTTAGGAAACATGCGTGGCAATGTTCCAATGCAAGATGTTTTAGACATGGCAAAACAAAATGTTGCTGATATGGGAGCAAGAAAGGCAGCAGAATATCAACAAGGAATGGTTGGAATAACTAATGATAAATCAGTATTAGATTTTAATAAAATAGACAACACTTTAGCCAATACATATGACAAGGTAACATTTAAAGGAAAACCAAAGAATGATGTTGCTTTTACGGCTTTTAATAAGATAGCCAATGAGATTAATGCTTGGAAAGATTTAGACCCTGCTGAATTTCATACACCATTAGGACTTGATGCACTTAAGCAAAGAATTGGTGGAATACAAGAGTCAATTCCGTATGAAGAAAAGACTGCAAGAATGGTGGCAAAAAATCTTTATGATTCCGTTAAGAATGAAATAACAAATCAAGCTCCAGCTTATTCAAAGGTGATGAAAGATTATTCTCAGGCATCTGATTTAATCAATGAAATAGAGCGTACATTCTCATTAAAGCAGTCTGGCAATCCAGATACAGCAATGAGAAAATTACAGTCTTTAATGCGTAATAATGTAAACACTAACTATGGAAACAGACTTGATTTATTTAAAACTTTAGAAGATCAAGGAAGGAATGAACTTACTTCTGCAATAGCAGGTCAAGCACTTAACTCATGGACTCCAAGAGGTCTTGCAAATGCTGGCTTAACAGGTATAGGAAGTTATGCTGTTGGTGGCGCACCATTGGCTGTGCCTATGCTTATGGCACAATCACCTAGATTGATGGGTGAGGCAGCTTATGGTGTTGGTTTATTATCAAAACCTGTAACAAAAACATCTAAAAAGTTAAAAGGTATGTTTGACTACTTGAATGTAGATCCAACACTTACTGGTAATTTATTGTATCAAGCTAGAGAGAATCGCCAATGACATTAGAGGAAATAGTTAACAGTTTAAAATCTGCTGGACAAGATTATGGTCAGTTGTTTAACAATAATCCAAAGTACACGGCTGTAGCATCAAATGTTACTAAAGGACTTGAAAATCTTGTGCCGCCACAGTTTACTAATACTCAAGATGCTAAAAGCCAAGAATACAGCAAGAAGTTAGCTGAATGGGCTTTAGGAAATGGCATGGGCATGAGTGGTATGGCGTTGTCTACTAAAATACCAAATACTATTAAATATAATCTTAATGCTGACTTGCTTAAAAAATACCTATCTACCGGTAAGTTATCGCCAAAAGAAATGGCTCAATATGAAGCTAATGGTTTAGCAATGGAAACGCCACAGTTGCAAAGGTATAACTTAAGTAATGCTAATGCACAGGGTGGGAGTACAGAAAGCAGGGCTGCGGACGTTGGTTTTGGTACAAACAAATGGCATGAAACAGATATAAATGGATTTAATGGAATTACAGCAGATGGGTTTAACCCTAATCGGGCTGTAGCGGCTGCATCAGATGAACAAACACCTTATGCAGTATTTGTTAAGGATAATGCAAAGCCAGTTGGTATAAAAAATGACAATCAAATCCAAATGCCACTTATGACCAGAGAGGGAAATTCATTAAGTTTTAATACTAGAGATGGTTTAAAAGGATATTTTAATCAATATCCAAGCATTAAAACTGCAATGGATGATGTAAAAAATGCAGATAAACTTGGTGCAGCAGAAATAGACAGAATTGGCGAGGAAATGTTTTCAGGTGAAATGGGTGTTAAACATCCAAATAAAGAAGAACTATGGAGGCAAATTTCTGAAATAGCTGGCAACAATGGGATGGTTACTAAGTTGGCTAAAGTTTCAAAAGATAATATAACCAGCCAATTAAAAAATGATGGTATTGATTCAATAAATTTATTTAAAGACCAAGGTTCTATGGGTAGGTCTGTGAATACTCAAATGATATTAGACCCTAAAAACATACGCTCCCGTTTCGCAGCCTTTGATCCGCTAAGAAAAAACAGTTCTAGTTTATTAGCCAGTGGATTACTAGGTGCTTTATTATTTAACAATGAAAACAAAACATCGGAAAACAAATAATGCCATCAAAATCAAAAGCACAAGAAAAGTTAATGCAAGCAGCAGCACATAATCCTAAGTTTGCAAAGAAAGTCAAGATACCAGTTGAGGTTGCTCAAGAGTTTGTTAAAGCTGATAAGGCTAAAAGGAAAAAATAGTTTGCGCTCGTAGCTTGGGAGCTGTTTTACCAGCTCCATTTTTTTATTAACGTCTGAACTGTCCATCAAGTAGTATCATTTGTGTTTGCAGAGCATTTGTTCTTTCTTGACGTATTTGTTGCTCTTGGTTAAGTTCGCTCACATAAGCATTATAATCTGCATGTTGACGCTGTTGGCGTAGTTCGTTAGTTACCCTGCTTGTTCTTGCTTCTTCTGCTAACTGATAGCCAGTATCATCATCACAAGCAAATACAATAGTTGGTATTAACAATAGTATTAAAAGTAAGTTTTTCATTTCTTTTCTTCCTTCTTTTTATCCCCAAATATACGATCCCAATTTTCATCAAACTTTTTCCTATCAGAAATAGGACGTGGTGCTGACCCTTTACTCATTGCTTATTCTCCAGTTGTTTTTCTGCCCATCTAACACCATCTTCAAAGCCTTCTTCCCATTCTTCTGAATAGTATTCCTCACTAACGGTTGATGATCTTAATGAATTGATGTGTTCTTCTATTTCTTTTTCGCTAATCATTTTTATTCCTCTCTGCTAACATTGCGTCTGCCATGTCGTAAGACAACTTAACACTCATATCTGTATTAAATTTATTAAGTGTTATAAATCCCTGCATAGCCAAGCCAGCAAAGTGGTCACGGAGGGATATTCCTTCTCGTATATCTTCTCGCATATCTTCTCGTAACTTACTATTTTCTTCTGCTAATTTAAGTATGTGCTTATCACGCTCATGTAGTTTTGTTTTAACCCACTTTAATTCCAAATCTATAGGTATTTCTAATCTTTCATGTTCAACGCTCATTTCTCTCTCCAGTACATGCTGTGCAGGGCTTTAGTAGCTCTTTGTTTATGTGGGATATACTCAAATTTATAGTTATTACATTCTCTTTTAGCATCTAAAAACCATGCTATACGACACCACCTATTTTTAATTTTCATCATCTACTCCAATGCCGTGTGCTTTTTCTATTGCTCTAGCAAACCTGATAATTGGGTCTTTAGTATTGGTAGGCAATCGACTCCACTTCATTTTTATTTCTTCATCCTTTAGGGGCTTTTGGTTTGTAAATCGTTTTAAGAACCATCTTTTAATCATACTCATGATAATTCCTCAACACAAAAAAAGAATAATAGATATAAACACTAAAGCAACACATACTATATTTTCGCTACTCATCGCCTACTCCAATACCGTGCATTACCTCAGCAAATCTAACACCTGCTATAAAAATCTCTCTAGTGGCATTAAGCATTGATGGGTTACCCTCTCTTATTTCTTTTTCACTCAAAGGCTCACGTTTTTGTGGTGTTGCGAATAGCTCTGTAACTTTACAATATTTATAAACTCGTTCCATTGGTTTAACCGTATGAAACTCTTTGATAAGCTCATTATTAAAAAGGGTTACTACCATCCAAGCTACAGGCTCTTGTTCAGACATTACAGACTTTCTACCTTCTTCATAAGCATCATAGACATTGCTGACACAAACACCGTTAGGCATAACAGCCATAGCTGTTTCAGTTGGCTTATCTGTCACAGGCTCTTGCTCTTGCTCAGATTGTGCTAGAAATTCTTTTATTTCTCTAATAAGATCATCGACAGGAACTTCGTGGTATTGAAATTCATCTAAACATCTTTCCAACAACTCTCTTTTTTTACTCATAGTAATTCCCCCTAAAATCTATAAAAAAATCACATTCATGTTGTTTTAATTCTTTTTTAAAATCTCCATGCCAAAAATAATCTTTTGTATCAATTTCTATACTTAAATATCTGGAACAGTTTTCTTTCTTATCGCAGTTGCTTCCTAAGCAACGTGCGTTTTCATTCGGCAATGGATACTTCATCTTCATAATAATCTCCAATTCTAGGTACATTGCTGCCCATTATTTTTATATATAAATCTAACAAGTTCATTGCATCATTCCAACCCTTTGGAGCTTCTTTAAGTTCCGTCTTAATTGGTGATAATGTTCCTGCTGATATTCCTGTTCGTCTTGAAATCTCTGCTTGCGATAAACCTTCTTGTTCAAGTTTTAATATCATTACTGCCCAATCAAAATCCCTCTTCACAGCTTTCTCCTTAGTTCATTGCAATATAATTCTATTTCTTTATTTTTACGCATAAACTCCACAATCTGTGCAGCCATTCCAGTTAATTTAATTGGCTTAGGTTTTTTCATAAATGCACATGATTCTCTTGCATAGGGTAGCCACTCCATAATTTCATCTCGGTTATATAAAACCGTTCCATCAATATGTGTGGCAACCTGTTTTGGTGCTGAATACTTTTTATCCTTAAGTATTTTATCCAGCACAAGTGCGGTAACACCAATTAGGCTCATTATCTCCTTCTTCGTTATGTTCTTTTGATTTATTTTCACCACAACATTTAATTCTTTCAATTTATCTGCCTTACGCTTTGCAACAACTCTTCTATTTATGGCTTTCTTATTCTTATGGTAATACTCCAACATTCTTAGTCGTTGCTTCTCTTTTCGTTCTTCTGGTGTCATTGTAGCCATGCCTCCATAGCTAGAATAATTCCTGCTGCAATCAAACACCAAATTTGTATTTCTTGATGTCTGGTGAATGTATGTGCTGGTTTATTTTTATAGTCTTTCATTTACATGCATTCCAATTACGTGCGCTATTAGCTTCAAGGTTATCTCTATATTCAATTCTTGCTGCTTTAGCTGCTTTATATAATTTCTTTGTAATATTATTTTTATTTGGTTCACTTAAATAATTTTTTGTTTCTTTTGAAACAACATTTATATTTATATCTGTATTTTTTAACCACAATGCAATATCTAAAATATCATCAACTTGTTTTTTATCTAAAATCTTATATAACTTTTCTAATCTAGTAGCTACAAAACAATAAATATCTAATTTTCTTGGAATAAATCCATTGCTTTTTCTTTTTATTAAATCCATATCATCATTAGTCAACTTATTATTAATTTTAAAAGTATGTTGCAACCTTAAAATCTTATAATTTGGTTTTTCATAAAAATGATGCATTAAATAAATGTCCCATCTCATTTGCAATCTTTCAATATTCATAATCTTATCCAAAAAAATGCCCTACCGAAATAGGGCGAGTGGCTGCTTCTATTCAGGAATTGCAAATTAAATTGTTAGCTTTCCAGTCCATTGCCTTTTGAACTAAAAGATTAATGCTGGTGTACTTTGGTGATAATGTTGCGTTCTCTAACAATCCAAATAGCTCAGAACCGTCTGTTTCTGCGATTTGAGCGTTGATTAGTGCTTGGCAATAGTCTACAAAGGCTTGTGCTATTAAAATGCCACCAAGCGACTGATCTATACGCATATCAGTTATTATTTTATCAAATTGATCTTCCATTAGAAATCACCTTTGTTTGGTGCTACAAATGAAGGAACATTACTTGGAAGCTCAAGAACTTGATAAATCTGTTCCTCTCCCTTCAGATTCTTTTGGATAATAAATGCACCTGATCTGGTTTTGTGGATTACACTTGATTTATCGTTATTGGTGTATGTTGCGCCAATAATAAATCCACATGTAAGAGCTGCTAATATTATTACTGCTATTTGTTTGTTGTTCATGTTGTTCTCTTTATAGTTGTAGTTAATGCCACATCCTTGTGGCGGTGGTTGTTATTGTGCAATGATTGGATAAAAACCTTGATTTGGATAGTTAAGAAAGCCATTAATGCGTATTGCTTCTTTTAACTTAGATGCTGATAATGTGTATGCTGGTTGGTTATCCCATCTTTTAGAAATTATTTCTCCGTTTCTAATATACCATCCAGCACAATCCATATTGTGCTTTCCTTGAATTTCTAAAGTAATCAATGTTGTTGTTTTAGAAATGTTTTCTATTCTATAAGTTTTAGTAGCCATCTTATTCCCCTTTCTTTTTCTTGTTAAGTTGGGCATAGATTAAATAATTATTTATCAATTTGCAAATATTTTTTATCTTTCCAATAAATAAATGCTTCATATGCTCCAACATAACCCAAACCAATACAGACAAAAGCTCCATGTTTCTTGGCTTCCAAGAGATATTCTTGCTGTCCATCCTGCCATTTTGAGCGTGTATGATCTTGGCGTTTTAATTCACAGACAAACGCAACGCTTGCAGGAATAATAATATCGGGTGCGCCTTTAACCATTCCTTCACTCTTTTGTTTAGTTGCCTGGTAAAAGGTTCTTAAGCCTTCATTCCTGATATGTGTTGCAATCTTTCCGTAACTGTCAGGATACTCCCTCCTTAACTTTGCAAAGAATGTTACTGCTTCAGCAGCTTCAGAAGGACATTCACCTCTAAACTCTTTATTCCCAAACACCGGTATATCATTGTGGAACTTCATCGGCAACCTCGTTATATCCATAAATCCTAAAAAAATCACCTTTCTTTCGATAAGTGATAGTGCTTGGTGTTGTAAAGCCATTGTCGGTAAACTTCATAAACGCATCATAACTGCTCTGCATTTTCATGGTAAACCATACTGGGAATGATCTATACTCGGTTATAAAATCAACTCGTATACACTCGTTCCCTGCCTTGCTCAATGTTGGTATTGCTCTCATTGCAACAACCTTGTCAGTCTGTATTTGTGTTGGGTCTTTCTTTTTCATTTGGAAGTCAGCTATTAACTTGCTGTTTGGGTCAATTAGCTCTCCTTTACAGCTGCAACAATAACGTGCAGCAATATCATTTTCTTCTTCACAATGTGGACACGGTTTAAACGTCCAGCGATAAGAACATCTAACCAACTTTTTAATAGTTTTATTAAATACCTCACCAAAACATCTTCTTCCATAATGCGCTGGCATCTCTCCATATTCTGTTTCTAGTCGTATTCCTTCAAGATCAGTAAAATAACCAAAATCATCAATTTTATGACTTGCTTCATTAGGAACAGGAGCAAACTCATTGTTAGCATTGCACTGTGGACATCTAGCTTTTATTGGTTCACCAGCTCCGTAATCACCTGATGCTTCTATCTCTGGATTAAATAAGTCACCATCAGGACAATGTCTGCTTATATTTTCAGCATAATCTAATATTAAACAATCATGTTTATTGTTATCAATACGCAATCCTCTGCCAATTATTTGTTGAAGCAAACTAACTGACTCTGTAGCTCTTAAAATAGCTATTAAATCAACGTGTGGAGCATCAAAACCAGTGGTTAAGACTGACACATTGACTAAATATTTTAATTGCTTAGATTTGAATTTTCGCAGTATTTCTTCTCGTTCCTTCTTTGGTGTTTCTCCTGTCACTATGCAAGATAAACTTGGTGGTAAAGACTGCATAACCTCGTGAGCATGTTGCACTGTCGCAGAAAAAATCATTACACCTTGCCTATCTACTGCTTGCGATACAATATCGCCTACAATCGCACTGGTGAGCCTTCCTTGACCATGATAAGCTCTATCAACGTCTGCCTTTGCAAACTTACCCATGCTATTAAGTTGCATATCCAGCGTTTCATAATGACCTGAATTAATCGCACCAACAACAGGCGTTGTTAAGTATCCTTGCTGTATTAAATCTCTAGCGTAAACGGTAAATACTTTTGCATTAAAATAAGGGTTCTTAGTTTTATCATCTCCATGTGCATTACCATGTTCATCCATTCTGTATATATAACCATCTCCAAGCCTGTATGGAGTAGCTGAAAGACCTATTACACGCAGATTAGGATTACAGGCAACTAAAGATTCAATGATACTTTTTACCGTTGGTGTTATTCTATGCGCTTCATCCAGTACAACAGCACAAAATTTAGCTCCAAAACGATGAATCTTATTTTTAACACTAACAGGCGTGCCGAACACTACTGGATGTTTTAAACATGTTTCACCAACACTTGCACTGAACAAACTGCATTGATTACCAGTATCCCTATATTTTTCCGCATTTTGTTCTAACAGCTCTTTTGAGGGTACAAGACATAATATATGCTTGCCACCACTAACTTGGTGCAATGTATTGGCTATTGCTGCAACAATTAAAGATTTGCCACTCCCTGTTGGCAATTCTAATACACATGGGTCAGTACATTTTTTTATCCAGTTTATAGCTGCATCATGCGCTTGTTGTTGGTAGGGGCGGAGTTTCATAAACATTAACTATTTAATTCAATTTTTTTAAAAAAAGAATACCATTTTGATGGTTTTGCCGTATTGCCAAGCGTCAATAACCCATGATCATTTTTTAAAATAGCTATTGCTATAGCCTTATATGATGGAGCTAAATTATTTTTCATTAACTCATTTGGCACTTCATCAGGAATATCAATTGGATATCCTTGTTCTTTCCATTTATTAATATAATCTTCTATTTTGCCAATCATTTAATTTTATCCTTGCTGCATTATTTGCTTTTATTTTTTTATCATCATCTAATAAAAAAAATCCACTTCTAAATGTGCTTGGTATTCCAGTTGCCAAACACATTGATGACTGCCCAAGCCAAGCTATTCTATTTATGCTTGGATTAGATAAAAAATGTTCTGAAGAATATTTCCATGTTTTTATTACTTCATCCATTGAATAATTAAACAGCTCAATATCTGATAAAAAAATTGCATATTCTTCTTTGCATTGTTCTTTTGTTTTTCCATTAGGTGGGATAGCGCTATAAAATCCTGCTTTATAGCATTCCCATAGCCACCAAGGATGATAAATCCTAAGCCCATTCTTCTTCATCTGCTTCCCAACTATCAGAAAAACTACGATTTTGAAATAACGCAGCAACGCCAGTTATTTGCTTTAATCTTAACAATTCATCAGGACTCATTCCAATATGTTTGCATATCCAAACATCTCCTTTTCCCATTTCAACAAGCTCAGAAACTATAGTACTCATTAATTCAATATTATGAGATCCTCTAGCTCTGTTATGCCTGATAGTAGATGCCATTCTGTCGCCGAGTTCTTTTTTAATTACAACAATTGGTAGCATGTTGTTTTCACGCTCTCTTATGCGATCACTATTTTTCATTGTTAAATAACGGTGAAACCCATCTACTACAATGTAAATGTCTTTTGTATCATCGTAATAAGTAACAATTGGTTGCGTATATCCATCTTCCCATATTGATGTTTCTAATAAAGCCATTTCAGGTGGAGCAACTGCATTAGGATTGTAATCATTTGCAGTTACTTGGCTAAATGGAACACAAAGTACGTTATAAACTGGAGATTTAAATGTCATATGAATTATCCTTGTTGTGGACTTCTAGTCCTGTTAATGGTGGATTAAATACGCATAGCAGCTCTACTGTAGAAAAAGCTATAAATGAATGCGGATCATTTTTGTCAAGAACGTACATCGTGCCAGGCAATATTCTATGTTTTTCTCCTGTATTTTTATTTGTAATACATCCATGCCCTTTTATACAATAACAAGCTTCAAGATGATTTTTATAATGCCAATGTTGTTCTCCATTTGGTGGTATTATTGTGTTTGTCACAGAAAAACCCATATTGTCTTTTTCAAGCAAAAACCTTCTGCTTAAAAAACCTCCTTTTGGGCATTTAACTTCTTTTTCTGTTCCTTTTAATTCATGCAATTTAATTATTTTCATAATTTTTTATATTTTTCCATAATTTCACGTTGTCGTAATGCTTGCTCTTTTGTTGGAGCAAATCCCATGTATTTGCAAGTATGGTCATTTTTTAAAATAGTAATTGCAAATCTTTTCCACGATGCAACTTCACTATTATTATTTTTTATATCATCAGTATGATCTGGATATTTTTTAATTATTACTCTAATTTTATCTTTTCTTCCATGAGGTGTTAATCCATTTTCTTTTATCTTTATTCTGTTGCTTGTCCTTAATTGCTCTAATGTACTATCTGATACGGTTTGCCCAACTCTTCCCCAATATTTAATTGATTGAACAAACCGCATCTTAAAATTTATAGAAACTTCCTCCGGTAAAGTAGCCAACAAAAATTTAACAAACGATTTCCATGTGTGTCCTTTAGGTAATTTAAAAGTATTGTAATTAAGTTGTTTTCCATACGTTGCTATAAAATTAGCTCCTTGAACACGAGCACATAATTTAGCCCATGTATGAGGATCAATAACTCTATATAAACCTAAACTAGATTTAGATTCAGACATAAATGGAGATGCAACTCTCATTCTATGAACAGGAACTCCTGCTTTATAAAAAATATCGTAAAGTTTGTTGTAATCCCAATCGTATATGCAATTAGCAGTCCAAATATCTTCTGTTCTCCAATCATAAATAGGGTAACAATTATAAGAATGCTCTGTATTTTTTTTTGTCCACATTTGACCGCCTAAAGTTTCTTTTTGTTGATTCATAATTGCTCTGAATCTGTTTAAACTTTCAACGGTTCTAATTCCAATTAAATTTGCACATGTTTTTCCTTGAGAATACCATTCTGAAAATCCATCCCAAAATTTATCATATGGCATATCTTCTTCAAAAAATGGAAAATTATGATTATCAAAATTAACAATATAATCTTGTTTTGGCATAGGTCTTATCCATCTTTCTTTATCTCTATTTCCCCAGCATTGCCATTCAACTGCATATGAACTTATTGTGCAAGGAAGTGTTATAGGCAAACAGCACCAATAAATTTCAAGCAAATCTCTATTTGAATCAAGTATTCTGTGCATGAACTCTACAGACAATTCATAATTTGCTTCATTGTCTAAAATTTGAATACCTATTTTTTTTGTTATTCCTTTTTCCCTCATATATTTCAAAACAAAATTAAGCATTACGCCAGAATCTTTACCTCCTGAAAATGAAAGATATATTCTTTCAAAATTATTAAATATAAAATCCAATCTTTCTACGCCTGCATCCCAAACATTTTTATCTCTGTTATAAGTTCTCACGACAACCTCCAATAACTAACAGGATCACCGGTATATTCAGTAAGATCAACATCAGGTAGAAGTTCTTTAACTACTTTAGCGTAGGATATAGAACCAGCTTTGGTAACTTTAGTTAGCTTATGACCATTGATCTCACTATCCTTGCCATCAGCAAGTTTAACTATTTCATCTAGCAATCGTTTTTTTTCTGCTTCAAGTTCTTTTATCTGCTCTGCTATCATTAAATAGCGATCAACTTGTCCTTCACACCTTACTTGTTGGCGTTTATCATCAAGATACTTTTGTGCTTGTGGTAGTTCACGCTCTACAAGAAATTCATTGTAGAAGTCTTTTAACTTTGGTAAATATTCTTCAATAGCTAATTGATTAAATTGTACTGTTTCAAGCATGTAGCCGTGTGCCGACCATTGATAAAAATGACACCATTGGCACCCAGTAACAAGCAGTTGAATCTGTATCTGCATCCAGTAATGCGTTTGGTAATCTATAGACTTAAACTCTGGTGGATTTTTATCACGCAAACCATACGGACATTTAATCTCTATCAATCCATCATTACCGATCAATCCATCTGGTGATGCTCCAAGCCAATCTTCATAAGTATGAAAACCAGTAAGCTCTACTTTTTTATCAAACTTTAATTCATAATCAGCTAAAGCATTTGGTTCGTTATACGTTCCATAATTTGTTGCTGGATTACCTGTAAATTCACTTGGGTAGCCATGATATTGACGCACCATGTTACGCATGACATCTTCACGTTTCATGAATGGCGATAATCCTAAGATTGCACCAACATTACTACCAGTTACACGACCAGCTCTTTTTTTAAACCATTCTTCTGTTCTTTGTTGTTCCATTGTTATTTACTCTTATAGTTATAGTTAAAAATGCACATCCTTGTGCGTTTGTTTATTTACCAGGGGATTGAATCAATATCAACTACACTTGGTTCTGCTGACTTTTCTTCTTTAACTGGTGTAGCACCTTTGCGTGGAGCTACAGAAGCAACCCAATTACCAGTTCTACCTTCTAAATCCCATACCATTACTTTTATTAACATTGGTTTATTTAATAATGCTTTTGCCATTGCAGTATCATTTGGTGCTTCATCAGACTGTGCTAATTTTCCACCACAGTTTGCATCAATAGCAGCAAGCATCTTTTTAGCTTTATCGGCTTTCTTGCTATCCACATCAAAAACTCTAACCTTTTGAAATATTTTACGTCCTTTGTATATTGCAGGTTCTGCTATTACCCATCGTAAACTTATGTATTCATCACCTTGATACTCAGCCAATCCTGCTTCGTCAATCATTGCAAGGCAAGTTGTATTGTCAGGTATGTTTTCAATCATGCCACCAGAAGTGAATTCACCAGTTGTTGTAATTTCTTTGTTATCGCTTGTTGTCCAAAAGTTTGCCATTGTTTATGCTCCGATGCTTGGTATTAAATTTAAAAGTGGATTAGTTCCGTTTACAACCAATAAGTCATCGCTAATTCCATAGCGGTTCTTTGATATATTTGCAGCGGAGGCGTATGTTACCAGTATTCTTGTACCATCGCTGATTGCTTTCTTACGTTCTCCATCGCCAAAGGTGTGAGTTTCTAACTTAAGATAGCCAACCAAATCTGTATTATCAGTATAATGAGATACAGACTTTTTCTGCATACGGATGTTGTATCTTGTGTATGGGTCTTGGTCTGGCAACTCTATAGTTTCTGTTTCTGAATGAGCAATGAACACAATGTTCATGCCCTTAGCTTCATTAAGTATGCCAGCAGCTTTACGAACCCTGCCATGCAAACTTGACAACGCTTGGAATCCAGCACCATAACCACCCAATGCTTGGGCAATCGTTCTGGGCTTTTTAGGATCAGTATCAACAATGTGATTTGTGAACAAATTATCAAGCTGAGTGACGCTATCAATAACCAAAGTTTTATAATCATGATCTTCCTTGATTAATGCAGTTAGTTGTTCCCACAACATATCAACATTGCTTAGAAGTGGAAAAGCATCAGGTCTTGTTGCTGTTGGTATGGCTTGTAAACCATCTTCAGCTCTGATAAAAATAGGTTTTGGGAAGGTGGCAGCTAAACTTGTTTTTCCAAGTCCTGCATCGCCAGTTATAGTGCAAATGATCGAACGATCATCTGGTTTAGCAATAGAGCTTAATACGCTCATGGTGTTTCTCCTTACGGTTAAAAATCTTTTTCTCTAATTCCGTTGCACATTTTACTTAAATAATTTAGAATTGCAATACCTAAAACAAAATAATTTTTAACAAAGGGAAAAAAATAATGTTCACTCCAGAAGAAATTATAAAGAAATTGCAACCTTTAAACTTAACTTATCTATCAAAGAATACTGGCATTAAATATAATGTATTGTGGAAGTTTGCCAATAATAAATTGAAGATTATTCCATATGATTTAATTAAAAGACTGAGTGATTATTTCAATGTTGCCTGAGTTATGTGATGCAATAAGAGCTGTAGGTTATGAACCTCCTCCTAATATAGCAGTTGGTAAGGTAACAAGATTCTCTACTAACGGTAAGCGCAACGATAGGTCAGGTTGGGTTCATGTATTCGATGATGGAAAAGGCGCAGTATTTGGTTGTTGGCGCAGTGGAGAGCAACACCAATGGTTTGAAAAACGTGATTATGTTCCTGATATACATGAGCAGGAAGCAATGCGTCAGCAGTTTGAGGAGGCTAAACGTAAAGCAATAGCTGAACGTGATGCTGCTTACGCTGTAGCTGCAAAAGAGGCTCAGGTATTATTTGATAATGCCGTTCCAGTAGCAAGCCATGACTATCTTACCAACAAGGGCATACGTCCAAATATGGCTCGTGTGTTTGGCGGAAAACTTATT